GTTTCTGCCTTTATTGTCCCCGTCGTCGCCATCCCCGCCAGAATCCAAAGCCTTTAACTTGCTATCTAAAAGTATTGTAAATTTTGAATTGTTTATTCTGGTGAACTGCTCTACCCTGCCGCCGCGCCGCTGCATTAATCTATAAGTATCCGAAACAGAGAATACATCTCCCGGCTTAACCAGCGAGCCTTCCGTGCCCGTCGTGAACGTTACCGTCTCCGTCTCTAGTCTTTCAGTGGCTAAAATCCACCGACCAAGCCTTATGGCTTGCCCTCGACTTGTGCAGCCAAACGCCGAGACTTCCTTCTCCTTAATTCCGTATCTGCGTATACCTTCTACATCATCCACGTATTCCACGGCCGGTTTGTAGAAGTTATTTTTGTCGTTATATCTTATAATGGCCACGGTATGCCTTACTTTGGCGCTTGTGGTCGTATAGTTAAAGTCGCCATTTTCTACATTCGAATTTGTAAATTGAAAGACGTAGTCTTTTTTGGAGTCTTGCACGGCATATACAGTCCCAGAATTATAATAAACTATGGCCCTGAAAACGCTAGCCATGTCGTTTAACACTTGGAACGCGTCTTCTCTACTCTGAATTAAAATGTTACAAGTGAAACGCGGCTCAAGTGTCCCGTCAACGTCAGAGACCAACTCATCACAATATTGAGCAATATCATATAAAGTCCATTTATCAAAGGTCATTTCGCTTATGTATTTACCTAAGCCATAGCGCTTGTTCGTTATTAAATCATAAAAACACCAAGCTGGATTATTTGTCCAATGCAGGGCTTTGTTTCGGGTCCCATACGCCGAACCGTCCGGCTTTTTTCCGTATTGAGCATTATCTACTTCACTTGAAAAAGTTCCGTCCCAATTTCCTAGGTATGTTCTTGTTATTGGGTCGTAGTTGCTTGGGATTTTAACCTTTTGCAGATTTACGTCATAAGCTCTGCTGGGTATTGAACTAAAATATTCTGCTGAAAAAGCGTTTCTAACTAGAAAGCTGTTGGGGGCCATTAATGGAGCGTCTATCTCTTCCGTGATAGTGTCTAAGAACGTGGAGTTTTTTACGTCTGGGGTTGTGGGTTCTTCTGTTTGCCTTATAACTAGTATTTCCCAACCTAAGAAATCTCCCCACCCCAGCGTTTCGTCATCCGCTTTGTTTCTGGATTTCGTTAGGGGAAGAGACAGTACAACGTCTCTAATATATGGGGAAGTAAAGTTGCCCTTAACTATTTCCACAGTAGACTCGGTATAGTTGCCCTTGTGGGATGAGTAAAGCGCTCTATAAGAAAAGGACACAGCCACCGCAGAGTCTAAAAGTTCACCATAACTGTCGTTTGGTTCTCTAAGCGTGCCTTTGAACCTGTCTACCTTGCCGAGTTGTCCGACCTTTAAGCCAATCGTGACTCTGGAGCAGTATTTATTATATATTTTATAATATTTATAATGAGAGGTTGTATTTTCTTCGGAGCCTTTTATTCGCTCGTTAACAACCTTAACTCTTCTATTAACAAACCCCGTAGCTCTTATGCCGCCTTGGTTGTGTTCGACATCTATGTCCGTAAAGTTATAATTACCATTGTCTTTATCTACTATTGGGACATCATTCCAATAAATCGAACATAACTTGCCAATTTCTGGATTAGAATGAAACTGCTTGGTGGTGTAGCTCGAATAACCCAGCTCGCCTTCTGTTCCGTTTAGGATATGCTCTTGATAAACTAGGCCCTCTATGCCGTCTTCCGATATAAGGTCTACAACCTCCGCCGTAGTCTTGGATATATATCGAGTATTCTCACCGCAGTCGTCTAGGTTGTTGGGCACGCCGTCGTCATAAGGACAGTCGATATAAACGCCTTTAATTGCTTCTGTTTTCTTTCCTACAGCCATAGTTAAAATTCCTTAAGGATACCAAGTCTCCGTTTCGTCCTCGTGTCTGACATAAATCTTTTTGTTTGTACTTTTTTGAGAAAATCCAACCGCCAAGGAACCAACCATTATCCTGCCGTAGCCAACGGGCACGGGACCTCCTGGATTATACGTGTTAACGGGCCCGCCGAATAGGTATGATTCGCGCTTGTTGACTTGTTGTATCTCTCTAAAGTCTTCGAATTCAGGAGGCTCCGCTAGCAAGTTTGCCATGCCGGTCATGACCGCAAACAAGCCAAGCTGCACCAGCATGGGGCTCCCCATCATAAACCCTGCGCCTATCATTAACGCGCCACCAACGACCAGCGCCATGTCTTTTGCGTCGTCTCCCGCTCCCTCAAGCACTGGGACTATATCAATTGTTTCCATTTTCTTTTTTATAAATAATTCGGAGTCAATCGCTTCTTCTGCGGTGTTGATTGATTTAGATAAGAACTCTTTGCCGTTTACTAAGACTCTGTATTTAATATTTTGTTTTTCGTTTTCTACAATGGCGCGAGAGAGCTTCCTTTTAGACATCACGTCTACGGCATGCATAGCCTCGGAAACGGAGTCTATTTTAATATCCCACTCTTCTTGTCCGAGCTCCTCCGCTAAATTACCATGAAATTTTACTTTAGTTAAGTTCATTGTGTCTGATTATTTTATTGGTTATTTTTTTATGCCTGTTCGAGTACTCCTCTACCCTAGAGTAGCTTCCTTGGGGTTGATGTAACATTAACCCAGCTCCTAAATAAATAGCTATATGAGAAGATGGACCATTGATTCTGCTTTTAGTTAGTATACAATCATATTTTTGTAAATCGCCCACCTCCTCGAAGCCTTCCTCTATAAAATTCTTATCGAAAAGCTCGTTTAAATAAGACTTCCAATTTTCATCTCGATGATAATTATTTAAATTTATGTTTAGCTCTTTCTCGTAAAAGTCCTTTATGAGAGCAAAGCAATCCGTCTCCCCTATTTTAAAGCTTCTTCCTATATACTCGTTGAATTCGGATAGAGACGGGTCAAACTGGGTAAATGAGTTGTCTTTTAATGCGAATAATATGTAGGTGATTTTGTGGTTGGTGCTATTAAACTTATCATATTCAGAGAATTTAGCTTCAGTTGTTGGGTGAGAATGGTAAACCGCACAAATTTTCCCTAAACGCGTAGCCGCTACATAATCTTGCGCCGAAATTTTGAATCTTTTATCTTTTTGGGAAGAAGAGTTTTTGACCTTGTATACCCCAAAGTCATCAATTATAAACCCGCAACACTCTTTTGGGGCTTCACTCCTTGCGTGAGATTTAATCTCGGATTTTATGTTCTTATTTAAAATCACGAAGTACCTCCTCTTCTAGACGTGGGAAAGGCCCCGATGGGTAAGGGGGTGGTGGCTGGTTGCGTTGGTAATTCGATATTATTCCTCCATCTCATGGCGCACCCTTTCATGTCTTTTGAGCACTCGTCCGCAGCCCAGTAGGCTTGATTAGGCGGGGGGTTGCCGGTGTTGCCGTCTGTCCTTGAAACAAAATAGTAATTTACCCCTTTAAGGTGTATTCTTACAAATTGGCCTTTTTTGTAAGTTATGCTTTGGCCCCATAAAGCGCCAGGAGTATAGCTGCCATCGGTGCTATGTTTCAAGTTCGTGCCTACAACATTTTTTAGTTTTTCGTTTTTAAAGGTGGCCACTGGGGGCGCGTGACCGTTAACAGGGGTAGCGCAGTTTCCGTTTTCATTATGATGAATTTCTCCAAGGCCTGATTTCTTAACAGAGTTATATTCGTAGCAGCAGCCTTCTCCTCTATAAGTCCACACGCAGGTATTCTCTGTTACTATTCTTCCTGGAAGCTTTAATCCTTGCAGGTCGAACGGGCTTGCTAGTTCAAACTCTACCGAATTTTTGTTCTCTCCCGACTTTCTGTCTATGAAATAAATGTCTTCAGGAAAGTACGCGTTAGGGTCAGGGTCAAAATCTTCAGGGGGGACAAGGGTGTTTGATTTTAGTTTTTGATTGTTAGTGCCATAAAAATCGTAAAAGTTTTCACCATCAATGTATTTAGCAAAGGTCCTTATGCGTGTGACTTTCGCGCCGCACAAGCTGTCTAAATCTCTTATTGCGTATTTAATGTATTTTATTCTGTTTTGCGTCTCCTCATCTAAGCCTTCCGGATTAACTGTCATGGTTAATTTCGGGGTCGGAGGGGAGCCTTTAGCGCTTGTTTCAAATCCGTCGGCTCTAATAGGAGCGGGAAAATACTCTTTGCCTTTCCATATGATGCTGTTTTGAATTAGTTTTAAGTTATTATGAAACCTTAGCTCGTTTATGATTGGTTCTGATATGGTTGTGTAGACAAGTCTTTCCCCCCTTGCGATTAATTCGCTTATGTCAATCTCGTATAAGGTTATGATTGCCGACGGCTCTAGCGATACCGCGCTCTTGGCGATTTTCTTAGTGGATATTTGGGCAACGCTCGGGTCCATGATTAGCTTACTACTTCTTCAAAGTCGCATTTGACGCCGTAATTGTTATTGAAAGTCATTGTGACGTCCCAGTTTCTACATACGAATTTCTTCACTGAGCCATAAGGCGAAGGAGGCGTAAACGCAAATGAGTCTTTAGCCCCTCGAGCGTGCAGGAAGTGAGCTATGGCGGTGGCCTCTCTCTCATCCCTATTGTCAAATGAAAGGCTTAACTTTATTAAGTCGGCGCTGATGTTCTGCGTCGCTCTTTGCTCGTAGCCATCGCCAAATTGAATGACTTCTACTTTCGGCTCAGAGCCAATCGAGACCCCGTAGTCTGGAACCCAAAAGAAATGAGGGATATCTTTATTGATGAATGTGATGCGCCCACCCCAATATGAATTCGCGCTTTCGGGAGCCACGCCAGCGGGGATGCCGTCTTGTAAGGCGTAATAAAAGCGTGTTTCAGCAATAGATATCTCCCGTGATACTATTTCGTTTTTGGCGTAGTCACTTTTAGAGTTATTGTAAGCGTATATTTCGTATATAGATGCCATATTCCTTATTCCTCTCTTTATTTTACACGTATAGGGCCTGAAATTATAATATTCTTGTGCTTTATCAGTGTAAATATTACAATAGGAGTAAGGTTTACGGATGGCAATTTATTACAATTATAATAATGTCTATTTTAAGATTAACGGACAATCGGTTTTGGTTGATTCTGCTTCTTTTAGCGTAAATTTAAATCTTTCAGAGAAGCTCGAGATGGACAAAGCTGGGGGGTTTGACAGGGTGGCTACAGGCGGTTTAAATACGACTCTTTCTTTGAGTTATTTCTTGGTTGGCCCAGACCCACTCAAGCCGTTCTTGGAGGATAAAATCCATATTCCATTTGAGGCCGCTGGGCTAACCCTTCAGAAAGGATACTTAACAGCATATTCATTTAGCGCGAGCCCGTTCGGACCAGTAGTAATAAACGCAACTATACAATTTTACGAAGACTTTGGCGGCACGTTTTCTCCCGCTACGCTTCCCGACCAAGACAATAAATACCTCCAATTCTCAGATATGAGTTTGACCCTTCAGGGCATTGACGCTAGCTCTAAAATTCAGACAATAGGCTACGAGCTGTCTCAAGAAATAACGCCCGTATATACCACTGGGACCGGAAATGTTACTGGCACTTTAAATCCGCCAGATTTAATCCCAAGCGACATAAGATTTGGAAGGAGAAACTCGTCCGCGCAAATAGACACATACAACTTTCAAGAAGCTTTAGCTTACACAGGTAAAAACGCAAGTTTAGATTTCGAAATAGGAGGAGAAACTTATAATGTGACTGGGCTTCTGGCTTCTAAAAATGTCAGCTTTAATTTCGGGCAAAAACTGACCGCAAGCATGAGCATAGAAGCAAGCGCCTATGGAAAAGCGCCCGTACTGCGAGAATCTAATACTGGCGGCTCAAAATCGGTTGGAGAATATTGGTATATATACGGGTACAATTTACTTGACACAACTACTGTTTATTTTAATAACAATATAAGGACTAATGAATTTACAACCCACACCACATCTGATAATGGAAATGATAGTTATATTAAAATTACAATTCCTAGATTTGCTCAGTCAGGACCAATAAGAGTAATTACGCCTTATGGTGAAGCAGCGCACGAACAGAGAACGGGAGGGGCCCCCATAATCGCAAACATCGACCCAACTTACGTACCATAATGGCTATAGTAAGTGGAAATATAGGGCAGCTGATACCGTTCAACATTGAACGCGCGGGAGCGGTTACTGGCGTTTACTTCGGCAGCGGGTTGTCCCAGTCTATTCAGGCTCAG